CTTCTTGTTTTACAACTTCAGCAATCTTACTGCTATATTCTTCTTCAGATACAGTAGAAAAATCGGTTGAGAAACCAAAATCGTCTTGACCATATTCTGCGATAATTTTATTTAAATCGTATGCCATCTATTTACTCCAATTTTTTGCGGCGTTAAAATTCGCCTGACTGAATTCTAAACGGTCAACTAATTTGACCGCATTTCCTTTTATGTGATCCACTGCCACAAATCCTTCTGGTGCAGTAATTCGATAACCCGAATCTGTTTTAATAAATGTTCTTGCTACTTGTTCAACTTGTTGTAACTTACGAACAATCATATTTTTTGCTTCTGTAATTCCATTTTGAATATCAAATATCTTTTTCAATTCAACGGCATAACTACGAAAGAATCTCATAATTTCTGTTTTTTCAGCAATTCTGTTTTTCTTTGTGTCTGCTCGTTTTGCTTCTAATATTCTATCATTCAATTGTTTTTCAACATCTGATATCAATTCTCTGGTGTGTCTCATTGTGTCACTAATGATTTGTCCTTCTCTTACTTTCTTATTATTAAATGTTTTAACAAACAATTTAATTTTATCATTGGTTGCTAGTCGGTTCATCACCAATGCACTTGTGTTTTTGAATATTGATCCAACATCTGATAAAATTCTTGTAATGTTTTTTGTTTCTTGTGCTGTAAATGTAGCCGTACCTGAAGCGTCTGTGTAATCAGCATCTCTAAACCATACATCTTTTGTTGTGTTTAAGTTTTTAATATCGATGTTAAAACTAGCCTTCATATCTTCCATTGTTCGACCTGTATATGAAGTATGAAACACCACACCAACTTGAGCGGCAGTCATCATCTGTGCTAGTCGTGTATCAGCAGGCACAGCATATGTAATTGTGTTTGGTGTGAATGTAATCATTCTTTCACCATCGATTGTTTCTGATTTAATGTCACCTTTTGTAAACATCATATCACCTTGTAAAATGCCTTTGATGCCTAGTTTTGGTAAATATCTTAATGCTATTTTTAACTTTTGATTTAGACCTGGATTTGGATGATTTTGGTCAATATCAGCATTAGTGTAATTTAATTTTGCGTTCTTAGCAAACACGCCTTTTGTACCAACAAAGAACTTACCATTTTCTGGATTGATACCTGCGAATACAGCAGGCGCACCGTCCCATTTTGTAGTAAGATTCAATGTTCGTGCTGGTGAATTACCTGCTAACATATCTCTTAAAGATTGTAAGAAGTTAATAGCATCACGAGCACCAGCTACACCACGATTTAATACTTCATCTTCGAGGTGTTCGAGGTGAACATTTTTAGATAAGTTTGCTTCTGTTAAATAGTCTGTAAAATTCATATTATGAACATTCGTTTATTAAAAGTTTTTTAAATTCATCATTAATGGTTCCTTGAAATTGTGGTTGAGGATTAAAAGAACCTTTATATCTTAATTCTAAATCTAAAATGTTTATATTTCCTCTTTTAATTTTAAAAAATAATTTAGCTGCACTTGATGTTTTTTGTTTTTGTTCATCAAGAATTATTTCATATTTTTTATTTTTAAATTTACTTTCTATTCTAGTTAATCCACACAATGTTGTTTTTAATGACATTATATTTCCATCATTAATACTAACATCTCCTTTTGTTGAAACATTTCCTATTCCCGTAATCAAATAAAATTCAAATTCTTTATTTAATATATCTTTAGATTTTAATTCATCATTTAATTGGGTTTTTAATACTATATTAATTAGTATATCAGCAAAAACATCAGAATATTCATTCATTAAATTTAAGAATGATTTCCATAATTTATTATTACTATCTGCCAAAATAGAATTAACAAAATATCTCATTGAATTTTTATCTGTCGTTACATCATTAAGATATCCTTTTTTATGAGAAGCGTATCCTTTCGTGTCTATGTATGAATATTTTCCAAATAAATTTTTATCTCTATATTTTGCTTCAAATAATTCTTTTTTGCCGGCTTCAGTTTTTTTCCAACTATTCCATTCAGATATATTTTTAAATTTTTGATTTGTTCCTTTATTAATATCTTGCCATAATATTAAACCTTTATCAACAGCTTGAATGACAATATCTGAAAAAAAGTCCTGTCTTACTTTTATAATATCAGATTTTAATTTTTTTACTTTTCTTAATTCATCACCAACTAAACCTTTTTCATCTAAAGCACTATCAAATGCTTTATTAATCATTGTAGGGTCAGGAGCTTTAGGTTTATTCTTCTTCTTTAGTGATATACCGTAGAAATTTTTTTTATTATCGGTGACTATAATATCAGATGAATTATAATCTTTAAAACCATAAGCATCTACTTTAAATTTTTCAACATCTTTTGGCCAGGTATCTCCTGTCATATAAATTTTAGATGGATTTTTAACTATTTTTTTAACAGAATTTGCAGCTGATATGCCTATAGCCATATCTACTATTACACTATTTTTATTTTCATCAAGTTCTTTAATAAATCCATTTTCTATTGTTGTAGATCCAAACTCTATTTTTTTTGAGTTTTTGATCTTCTCTTTTGCATCTATAATTAAAGATTTTAGTTGAGAAGCATTTTCAGAATATTTTTTTAATTCTGAATCGCTATACAGTAACGCAACAGCTGTTGTTATTTCTGATGGTTCATATGAAGCCAATTAAAAACTCCTTAACTTTAATGGAGTATTTATGCTACATTAATTACCGTATTATGTCAAGCTAAAGAGATACAATATACACAACCTTTGATTTTACCATCAGACCATGATATATCGCCAACCTTTTTCATGTTGTTTTTTTCATAAAACTTTCTTGCAATTATGTTTTCTTCTCTCACTGATAACCAAACTTTAGTATCAAATGAGTTTATAAACTTTGAAAATACTTCACTTGTTTTTTTATTTCCTCTTTCATTTACAAATATTTGCTTTAAATGAACATCATTCTTTTCAGCAACATTATTACCTATCTTTTGTTTTCTTTTGTAAACATTGAATATGATAACTACACCATCTTCATAAATGACTTTATTTCTTTTAATGTTGTTTAGAATATAATCATTCCGAATATGTGGAAAATAATCTTTTTTGTATTTGTTTAAGATTGAACAAATTTCATCACAATCAGATTCAATAGCATATTTCATCATACAAGGAATTCTTCCAATGAGTTATTAGTTTTAAAAGGATATGTTTCAACACCTTTCATAAAAGTCCAAACTGGTTCTATGAAAACTTCTTTGAGTTCTTTGGCATTTGGTCTAGCCATCATTCTCATTCCTATTTTACCAACATAGAAACTATCTTCAAAGTTTGAAAAGGTTTCAACCATATCATCACAAAGACCAAATCGTTGACCATTTCGTCCTCTAGGTTCAATAATGTTTATCATCATATAACCACCATCTCTGATTGTTGGCCAAACTTTTTTTGTAACATCAAAGAAGAAATCGTTTTTCCATGATTCAAATGAATTGTATCTTGACCAAGATTGATTTTCTACTTTATCTGTATCAGAAGCATATTTTTCTGTTTCAAAATATGGAGGTGATGTAAAGTATAAATCAAATGTATCAATGTATAATGTCCATTCAACATCTTCTGATGGCAGATTCCATATCTTTACAGTTTTACTTCCAATACATTCAAAATAGTTTTCTTTTTCAATCAGTTTAGGTTCTTGACCTGTTATAACTTTTTCATAAAAGACACATTGCTTTTTGTAAACTTCAAATACATCTGGATTAGGATCACAACCAACATATAGTTTTGTTTTTGGTGTTCCATAAAAACCAGCCAATCTATCACCCCAACCACAAGAGGTGTCTAAAATATTTTCTGCTTGATGTTTTTCATAGAGTGCTTTAGCAACAGATGGTTTGAATTGTGTAGCAGTATAAGTGCCAAGTCTAAAACCAGACCTGAATGATTTTTCGGTCAAATCAGAATCACCCATGACACCACTTCTCCAAAAATGCCAATTCATGGTTGTCAATTTATCCAAATCATTCCATATTTCTAATGGTGCAGAACAGGTATTTGAACCACACTTCATTCTATTTTCTTGTTGAAAGAAATCACTTATATTATTGAAAGCATGGCTCTTGTCAATAACACCAAGAGGTATGTCTGAATATTTGTGTTTATAGTCATACTTTTCTTGGACATTTTCAAAGTCTTTATATTCACCTAACATTGAAGTATTATAGAATCTAAAAAATAATTGTTTTGTTGCTTCTTCATCTATAACTTTTAAAGGAAAAGGTATTTTGTTGTCTGTGATATATTTTGCTAGTGCTTCACGAATCTCATCTTTACTATGGAGTTTAGTTAGCTCTATCCATTTATTATTTGGTATATTTGGTATACCTCTATCATCACAGTTATTTTTAAAAAAGTCAATAATTTCTTGTTTTATCATCGTATTATATCTAAATCTTTATTCAATGTCCACACTTCAATATCATTTCTAATTCGATTATTATTCTTTAATGATTCATATCGGTTTGTTGCTTTATTTTTCCACCACTTGTATATATTTTCTAAATGAAACTTATCATAGTTCTCTTTATTTGGAATTAATTTTTCTGTTTTTCCTAAAACTACATCTTTAAAGTTTTGAAAACCATAATCACAATAATAATATCTTTTTCTTTCCGTTAGATTTTTTGCTTTTGTGATTGTGTTTATAAAAGAATTATATTCTGGCTCATCTTTAAGTGCCAATTTAGTCAATGATATAATTCTATTTGATATTTTTAGTTTTCTACTTGCAGTTGGTATTCCATTTTCAGTTTTCATAGGAACAATTTCGCCAATTACATTTTCAACATAATCTTTTAAATCTTCATATGGTTTGCCGTGCATCATAGGAAGAAAATCAGAATCAGTTAAACCATTAAAACGAAGATATGGTTTCATACCATCATATTGAGAGGACGCCTTGGAACTGCCATACAAACTTGTTGTTTCGAACAGACAGGTGTTCATGTCATACTTTTGATTAAGTCTTTCACGAACCCAATGTGAACAACAGATTGCGGCCAACAATTTACCGCCAAGATAATTAAATCCAAAAGGTTGCGATGGCACAATCACAAATCCCATAATGGAAGTTTTGTTAAATGCTGAGGCGCCTTCAACTGTTTGGGTGAAAACAGAGCCTAGCATTTGATTTCTTGGTTTCATGTTGATAACAGGAGAACCAAGGCGTATAAACCCGACCCACTTTTGAGTATTCTTTTCTAATATAGCCAATCTTAGACTACGACCTGGAATACTGGTCATATTAGAATGAGATGATATCATGTTCAAATAGATATCCCAATTCTCTTGTGGTAATTCTACAATTTCAAAATCCATATCTTGTGGGTGAATAGAAAAATCTGAAAACAAATCTTCTTCTGGTCCCATACCTGGTAAAACAAAAGGTCTATCAGATAATGAATTTAGTTTTTGGTCACGAATATAATCATCAATTCTTTCAAATCGATCAAAATAATCTGAATAAGCTTTAGCACAATGTAGTGCTTGTTCTTTGGTTAGCTTCATACTTTGAAGCCGTCAAATGATTTATTGAATTTAGATTCACGGTTACCAAATGAGTTTAATGGTTTGTCATCAATTTGTCCTGAATCCATCACATCAAGTTGTGCAGATGATTCAGCATCATACAATCTCATTTTACTTCTATCGATGCCAACAACAAATCGTTTGTAAAAGTTTGGGTCAGAATAACGATTCTTCAATTGTTTGACCATAATTTGTCCAAGATTATCAAGTTCTTCATTTGAAACCAAAGCAAACATAAAGTCAGCTGTTGCTGGCAAACCAAATGATTCTGAGGTGTCTTCTAAACCTGGATCAGAATTGGTAAAACCAGACCGAGTTGTTTGAGTTGCAGAGACAATTGGCACATTTGTTTCTACTGCCAAACCACGAAGTTCTTCAGCGATTGATTTAATATAAGAATAACTATTTACATTTGAACCTGGTCGAATACGAGCAGAGGTACAAATGTTTAGATAATCAATAAAGATAATATCAGGTTTAAATGATTTCTTTAATTGTAATTCATTAATTAACGACCTGAAATGTAAAGCGGAAGCAGCCGCAGTTGGATATTCTTTGATGATTAATTTGCCATGAGTTTTACTTCTCAATACTTCAAACTTGCGATTGTAATCATTTTTAGAAAGTGTGTGTAGTTCTGCCATTGAAACATCAAGTAAGTTTGCATCAATCCTTTCAGCAATCTTTTCTTCTGCCATTTCTAATGTGATATACAACACATTTAGACCTTGAGACAAACAACTAGCGGCATGGTGACACATGAACAAAGATTTACCAACACCGGTACCAGCAAGAGCAATGTTTAATGTCTTGACTGGTAAACCACCTTTGGTGATTTTGTTGAATAAATCTAAATCAAACTTAACTCTGGATTCTACTTGATGATAAGAATCATATCGTCTATCAGAATCTTCGGTGTAATCATGACCAACATGACTATCAAAAGAAACACCAAGAGCATCTGATAACAGTTTTGGTATTTCGCCTTTTGTTTTGCCTTGTTGTTTGTTATCTAAGATTGAAACCGAATCCATGATGGCATTATAAATCGCTTTGTCTTGGCAAAACTTTTCAGTTTCTTTAATTAACCAGGCTGTATCGGTTGGTTCATTTCGTTGAGTATGAATCTCTTTAAGAAGTTGAATTGAATCTGAAACTTGAGATTCTGTTAATTCTTTTTTCTCAGTAAAATTAATTACAAGAGCTTCATGTGTTGGTGGATTTTTATATTCTTGTATGAAGTCAAAGATTTCTTTGAAGACAATTTTTTCGGTATTGTCCGCAAAGTAATCTTGTTTTATGAATGGTAAAACCTTTCGTGTAAATTCTTCATTGTAAATTAGATTCTTTAAAATTGTTGATTCTAGTCTGTTCATCTTGTTGTTGTGCCATTATAATATCA